AAGATGGCACCCGACGAAATGGCGTGAAGGTGGCTCTTCAGTTGATCAGTTTGAGCAGAACCAAAGCTGCGGCTGGTATCAATACCCCGACTGTCATCCCAACCACGGACAAATTCACCACGCAGGTCAGGAAGCTTGCCAGCACTGCCATAAGTAGAACCAAGGACAGCGTAAAGAGCTGCGTAGTTAGCGGTCACGCCTTGAACAGTTCCACTACCATTAGGCACCGTGTCACCGTTTGCCTTTAGGTAGCCGCTGGGTGCTGAGCTGGATGCGAAATAAAAAACGGCTCCTGTCGGTACAGCAGCACCGGCAGATAATTTGCCAGCAGTTACCGTACCGTCTTCAAGACGAGATCCAGGAATTTTATTTGCATTAACGCTATCAGCAAGATCTCTAGATTTCGTCATCGTTGCTAGTAATAATTGAATCAGGAGCCACCGGCCAAACAATCGCAAACGGATCTGCTTGGCTGGTCACATCACGCAGTTCCTGCCGGTAGGTAGCCCAAGCTGCCTTGTCGCCAGGCGCATCAGGCAGTTGCGTCCAGTCAGACTCCTGCAGCAGTTGGTTGCGTTGAGAGCGAATGGCTGACCACCGAGACTCAACACGCTTGTTTTGTTCCCATTCAGTCAAAGGAACAACGTGCTTGGTGGAGACCACATCACCGTTAAGGTACGGCTCGCAGTCTTCCAGCTTTTCGGTGGCAGCATCAAATGAAAGGTAGTTGTTCACTTCCTTGGCGTTGTTCTCGGCCAGGAACTCGGCTGTTACGCCGCTGGCAGGGAAGCTGGTGCCAGGGAACAGTGTTTTGTAGTGACCAACCTTGGTAATGGTTTGGCCGTCAAAAAGTGCGATGTCCATGGGGGTTAACGGGCGCGTGAGGTCTTAAAGGGTTGTTCGGCAAAAGCGGCGTAGATGTAGGTGCCGCTTGAAGCATTTACCGATGTATCAGTGGTACGCAGCTTAAACCCGTTGCTAGTCAGGTCAACCAAGTCGGTTGTACCTTCAGCGTTACTAAGGTTGGCGTAAAGCGGATCGTTATCGACGTTATAGCCTTCACGCTTGGCATCCACCATTGTCCAGTTGCTGGTGCTATCGGTGCGCTTCAGCATTAAAAATGCAGGCTGGAAACCTAGATACACAAAGGGGGCATCAGTGCTGGATCCGTTGCCGGTGTAGGAACCGAAGGCGGAGAAGCCAGCTATTGGGGCGAAGCAGTAGGCCACAAAGGTGTCTGTATTGGCGTTAAGGCCATCAAGCCACGATCCATAAAAAACAGTTGAAGTTGGTTTTGGAAGTGCCCCGGCGCCAACGGCCACACTGTCTGTAATAGCTGATGTCGTGTTCAACTCTAAATAGTCATCTGTGCCCAGAGATGCGTGTTGTACGATCCAAGGGCTTGTTCCATTTCTTTGCTTAGAAATCACCAGTGAAGGTGCAACTCCAAGCCCGTGACCGATAGAGTCGTTTCCTGCGGATGTGCGCGTTCCGGTGTAAGTAACAATCGAAAACCCTGCCGACGTATTAGCCCTGACACTGGACGTGATGGAACCAGCGGTGTTCGTGACGGTGGAGCTTCCGGCGTCCCAGCACCAGGCGGCGTATGTCGTGCTGTTGCTATTTACTCCACCAGTTCCAGCAGCGTTGGCGCCAAGACTGAATCCATCTGAATTGAGAGCTGTGATTTGATCCGTTTCTGAGCCTTCTGCATTTGTTAGGTTGGTAAATAGTTGCTTGGATACTCCGCGAACAGAATCCGTCAAAGAATGTGTTTGGGCTGAACTGCGAGCTTTGACCCACACCAGATCCGGTCCAAACCCTAGCCCCGAAATAGTCTGCGTGCTGCCATTGCCCGTGTACAGCTTCACATCCATCGCTGTGGACGGCTTCGTAACACCTGGGGCGGGCAGGTTCTGCGTGCAAAGCGCCTTGAAGCCGCTGGGGGCGGTGTAGGCAAACGGGCGTTGGCCGAAGTTGAAAACTTCCGTCGAACCGCGATACATTGCAATTGACGGAAAGTATGGTCCAGATGTCAGACCTGTAAAAGCCGTGCCTTGGCTTGTGTTGTTTTTGTAAAAAGTAAGCGTTCCAACATCGGCATCGAAAGCAACGCCGATAATATCATTAACTCCAAAAGTAGCGCCGTATGTGGTAGCCGACGAATTTACTTTATTGCCATTAAAATTATAATATTCCCATATATTTGCGTCTGCAAGGAAAGAAACATTAGTTAGTGCGGCGGGCTCTTTTGCTATGCCCAATGAGTAATAGTAAAGTAGGCTTGTCGATACTACCTCCCAATACCACTTGCCAGATGACATTCCGATAGTGCCAAAAACGCGATCCCACTGATCGGCGGTGTGAACGACTTGTAGGTTGCCGTCAGAAAGCGTGAGCGATCCTTGTTTTAGCAAATTCAACGTGCAGTAATTCCCCCTCACTTCCCCACCAGCACCAGTATCTGTGCCGTAGTTGGTTGGTGAATCGACAAGGCTGTCGTTGCCACTGCCAGCGGTGACACTCAGGTTGTTCGGTGTAAAGTTGTTCCCGTTGCCAGAACTGTCCTTGCCTAATGTGGTGGCCGTGTTGTTGCTGTTATCAGCAAAGTCCAGCTTGAATCCGTTGGTGCCGTAGGTGCCGCTATACGCCTTTGGTATCCACGCTCCAGTAGTGGCGTCCGTTTCACCAAAGCTGCTGGGAGTCAGGGCTTGGCCGTCGATGAAGTGGATGTCGGCTAAATACCCGTTGAAATACAATCCTGCCGCTGGTTGCCAAGACCCGATGCTGTGAACTACTGCGGCATTGATTCGCAAATCAGCATTTAATGCAGGATCTGCTGATACGGAAAATTGAGTTACTTGGGAACCATTAACGTATAGTTTGACGCGATTTGATGCCGTTGATTGCGTCGTATCAACTGCCAGCACAATATGATACCAAGCTGAAACATCTCGGTATTGAGCAGAAGTAACGCGACATTCTGTGCCTGAGACGGTGCTATCCCACAGTCTTAGTCTTTCGGTTTCACTAAACTCTAATCCGGTATAGTTGATCCCCCCGGCGTCTGCAACTACAAACAAGCCTTGACGGCTGCCACTTATCGCAGACCTTTTTACCCACCCACTCCACGTCCACGTCTTCCTATTTCCTGCACTCGCTGGTGTCCTGCTGAGGTACGCCGAGTTAAACCGCAAGCTGCGAGCAATCTGATAACCAGACGGTGCAGGTGTTGAACCTGCCAAAGCTGCCCGAAGGCCGTGAGGAATCCTCATGCCACACTCCCCACGCTGGCTCCATACACCTTCGTGCCAACCTTCCACAGCTGAATCACGCTGTAGCCACTGGTCGCAAGCGTCGGGGCAGAACCACCAACCCACGTCACACCACCAGTGCCCCAGGTGCTATCGGTCCAAGTGATCGTGTAAGCCGTGCCGTCATCCACCATCAACGTCACCGACTCACCAGCAGCAAAGTTGGTGGCCTTAGGAGTACGACTTGCACCCAGCGTCACCAGCTGAACAGAACCATTGCCGGGGTCCACCTCAAACGCTGCACCGTCAGTGATGGTGAAAACGTCCTCAAGGATGCAACCAGTGATGGCCGGATCAGTCAGGCCAACAGCAGTGGCGATCTTGGTAGTGGTGACAGCACCTGAATCAATCGTCCAAGTGGCACCGGAACTGGAAACGGTGATGTCACCCTTGTCCCCATCAGAGACGCTGCCAGCAGGCCCTGTGGGACCAGCCGGTCCAGTTGCACCCGTAGCGCCTGTCGGTCCAACAAGGCTGGTAGCAGAGCCCCACGAACCAGCTGTCTTGGGCCCATAAATGGTGTTGGCACTGGTGTTGATGTAGAAGTCGCCATCTACACCAAGCCCAGCTGATGGCACCCCACTGCCACTACGGACGGTCTTGCCATCAGTACAAGCAGCACCCGTGGCACCCGTGGCCCCTGTCGGACCAGTCGGGCCTTGAGGACCAGTAGCACCTGTTGCTCCTGTCGGACCAGCAGGACCAGTAGCTCCGGTTAAACCAGTAGGACCAGTCGGACCCTGAGGACCAGTTAATCCTGTAGGACCAGCAGGCCCTGTAGCTCCAGTAGGCCCAGCAGGACCAGTCGCACCTGCAGGACCAGTCGCACCAGCAGGAATGGTGAAGTTAAACACCGCATTGCTAGCTGTACCAACATTGGTAACAGAAGCACTGG